TGCTAAACCAATACTTGCATACGTTACCATATTTCCTAAAAACTCAAAAGCAGGTGCTAAACTTAAAGCAATCGCATTTTGTGATAATTCACTTTGATACATCATTTCTTCATTAAATTGGTAATAAATAGAACGGTATCTCATAAATAAACTAAACACACTTCTAGCACCTAATAAATAATATGTAAATCGTTTTATTTTACCTATACTTTTATCAAATAAATTACTTAACATAGAACTTGTTTTAGATGATGTTTCTCCTACATCTTCTTCACTTTTTTCTATTTCTTTTATTCTATCATTTACAATTTTTAATCCATCAGTATATCTATCAATATTTTCTTGTGCTTTTTGCCATATTGCTTCATTAGGATTATGCCATGTTTGTATATCTTTTTCTTTTGCTATTGATTTTTCTAAATCTTCACGCCATTTTAATAATTCTTTTTTTGAAATTTCAGGATTAATTGTAGGTTGTATCGTTGTTTCTCTTTCTGCTTCTTTACCAAAATTTCGTATATAATTAGCAAGATCTTGCATTTTCTTTTTGAATAAATTGGTTTCTGCATCTACCTGTATTCCATATTTTTCATTTTCTGTCATAAAACACCTCTTTTTATCGCTTTATCTTTTAGATAATCTGGCATTGGTATTCCTTGATCTTCCGGGTATAATTCTTTACATGCTTCTTTTGGTGTTGCTGGAAAATTCTTAACGAACGGACTATGGCATAAACTTGATATTTTCCATATTTCATAAGCAAGTCCTATTCGTCTATTTTCTAACATATCCATTAATTCTTGCAACGTCATATCATATAATTCATTATATCTATACCCTAATTCTACAAGTCTATTATATAACTCTTTTATAATATTTCGTCCATAATAATTTGTTTCTTCTTTTCTTGCGTCTTGTTTAGAAATTGTTTCATCTCCTCCCACTCGCTTTTTTCTAAAAAACCACTTACTACCAATGCTTCATATATTATATCTGTTAAAATTTTCTTCATGCTCATACCACTATCAATTAATTCATCATATAATTGTTGTGCATTTGATAAAGAATAATTTTTATTTTCCCATCTCAATAAATATCTTAATAAAGTAATTACCATTGTCATACTTTCTTCTTGTAAATATTCAGTAATTTTCTTTTTCTTTATGTTTTCAATTTCCATAGCGTCTGCACTTGTTAATCTTAAACGTAATTCTTTTTCTTCCCCATTTTTATTCGTATAACTAAATACAAAATAATTCATGTTTTCTCCTTATATAAAAATAAGGGAAGGGCATTTGAACCCTACCCTTTTATAAACTTACATTTGTTGGTATTGTTTTTACTGGCTCATTCTTTGGTGCTAGGTGCATTTGAAATCCAATTAAATCTCCACTATTACCACCTAATATTGTAGTTTTAACTTTTGATTGAAAAGTTACCGTTATTCCATTTGAATAAGTCAATTTCCAATAATAGAAATTATCAGCGTCTTCAAGATCACTCGCAATTTTAATATTTGCTGTAACACTTGGATCCTGCATATTAAATTCAAAAGTGTATTTTTGAACTGGTTTTAAGCCATACATAGCCGTTTCATATTCTTCATTGTCAAGATCTGTTGTAGAAATTTCATTTGGCTCTCCACCAATATCAGGTAAATTACGTAAACCATGTATTCTTGTATAAGAACCAGTTTCTGTACTTGAATATTCTAGTTTACTACCATTATACGCATGATAATTTTTCTCATAAAAATTACTATCGTCCATTTATCCTCCTTATATTATTCCATTATTAATTTCATTATAAGTTGCATTTGCTCGCACTTGTATTTTTCGTATGTTATCAATTATGCTTACATCATTATAACTTACTTTAAAATTAATTTCTTTTAATTTATTTTGCAATTCTTTTTCTGCATTATCTATCATACTTAAACTATCAACATCTATTGACGTTTTTAGTTTTAAATAACCATTAATAGATACATTATATGTTCCATTATGTTCATAATCATCATTTATTAAATTATTGTTTAATAAATAACTAAAATATACTTTATTTTCTACTAACATATCGTCTGGCACTTCGGTTCCAATTTCAATGTCATTTATTTCATCTAATTTATTTTGTATAAATTTTCTTAATGTCATTTTTCCCTCCATGCCAATTTTATATTATCTTTAAATAACTTTTTATTCTTTTCTAATGCTATTGAATAATGAGGTTGTGCAAGTGTTCCAGGATGCCAATTTTCATCTAATGTTCCTTTATGAAATGTTCCATCTTTTGTAGTAAACCCCCAATAAAATCCATAACCAAAAGCATTTGGTATAGCATGTTCATAAGTTCCATGTTCAAGTAAATAACCTAAATTATATCTTGTTCCTGCTGGATTATTTTTACTTCCATCTACGCTTCCCCATTTTGTTGGTCCTACGATCAAATCACTTCCAATAAATACCGACATTTTTTCATTGTCTTTTTCTATTGGATAAATTTTAATACTATCTTTATATGGTCCATTTCCAGGTGCAAAACTTACAACATCATCATATATATTTTGTGCCGTTTTTTGTAATGCTTTTTCTAATTTTTGATCAACAAACCTATTTGCTTTTTCTTCTAACGAACGGGCTAAATCATTTAATGTTTTCATAACCTCTTTATATCAACATAATATTCACGAACTGCTACTATTTTGTATTGCACGTCATTAATAAATACATAGTATAAAGAGATATTATCTTCTTTATTATCTACTTTTGGTAATAAATATGCTTCTAAATCATGTAAAGGGCTTGCAATACGTAACATTTTATTCACATCACTGCCATACATAGTTGTTGTTATAATGTCTTGTAACGTATCTTTTTGCACTCTGTATGAATTGATTAATTTATAATCACTAACTATTAAATTACCTGTTGCTGTTTTCTCTTTTTCTGCTTTTTTTAAATCACACTCAACAAGATTTTTTATTAGCATATCTTACGTTTTCCTTCCGTTAATAATTCTTGTTTCATACGTTCAATAGCATTATAAAATGAAGCACTTTTTCCCAACTCATTTGTAGACGTTGTTCCTTCGCCACCTCTTTGAAGATATAAAGCAATTACACATCTTTTAATAGCATTATCAATAGTATCATCTGTTATTTGTCTGTTAGTATAAGATAAGGCACTATATGTTGCCTCATCAATTAAGTCAATTAAAACTTGCTCATCACTTGTATCGTAATTATCGCCTAATTGTCTTATTATTTCTTCTAACATATAATGCCTCCTTTATTATAAACTTGCTGGTGCTTGTGCTTTTGTGCTTACGTAAATAGCATTTTTCTTATTATTACGAACGAAAGCCGTGTAATAAATCCTACCTTTTACGATGTTTCCAGAAGCAAGTGCTCCGCCATCAATAATATCATATTCAGCCAATTTAATTGCTTGAGTAGTTGCAACTTTATGTGCTACCATGAAGTTAATATTCGTAGGTAGTAATGAACTAACAACTTTTTGAATAACCATTCCGTCCATGTTAGCAATTACACCTTTAACACGCATATCTTGTCCAATTTCAGTTTCTAATACTGCGTTGCTATCTTGTTTTAATAATTTATAGAAGCCAGGTGTTACTACTGCTACACGTCCATCCGTTGGCACTTTTTTCTCATCTAAATATTCAGTTGCGTCTGTTAATTTTTCATAAGCATTTGATTTAGTGATTGTTACATTATATTCAGTATGTCCTGCATTATCAGCCATCTTCTTATATGTATAAGTATCAACTTCTGGAATAACAACTTCACGTAATTGTCTTGCAAGTGCAGAACCTGCATTTAAAGCCTGTAATGTTTCATCTTGATCCATTTTATCAATTACGAAAATAAAACTACGATCTTTTTCCATTGTTACTTCTTGAATAGATGTACTTAAATCTTTAATTACACCATATCTTGACATTACATGGTCATTACTTTCATCATTACTAATTGTTGCATTTCTTCCATAATTATTCATTTCTGCTGTTTCAACAGAATAAATTTTTAATGATTTAGAACCAATAAAATCATAATCTTTGTTTGTTACAAGTGATGTCTTACTCTCCACTTCAAATCTTTCATCTACAAGTGGACTAAACTTTGTTACTAAATTAATAGCCATTT